GAAGGTTTCTCAAATATAACCTTGTCTGCATCTGCCCCAACCAGTGGCTCGAGCAAATCACTTACTGGGTTTTTCAGTTGATTCTCGAAATAGTAATTCAAATCCAGTCTGAGTCCCTTTTCTTTGACCCAAGCCGGATCTTCCGCTTTTTCAAACATACGCGCATTCTTCGGACCCTGAACGATTAGAAAGGGTACGCGATCCCCCTGTTGAGGCTCTGATCCCGGCACTCGAGCCTTCATCTTTTCAACAACTGCAACGTGTGGCAACGACTTGCTCTTGTAGTCTGACCCGAGCTGCTTGCTCATCATAAGTTTCTCAACCGGCACCTTGCCCTCCTTCAAAAGTCTGGCTGCGGCTCGGGCTCGTTCAATGGCTGGTAGAGGGTCGTTTGAATTGAGGATGAGCTCGAGAATATCTGTGCAAACTTCTCTGACGTATGGGCAATTATCTCTACGCACGACCTGTAGACCCTTGACATCAATCTTCTGAAACTTGACGACATCGTTTTCTTTCACCCACATTTTTGCTGCGTATCTTTTCTTCGAGTACAGAAAATACGGACAGTACACCTTTTCGAGCTCTAGATTATTTGGGCTCTTGAAGAGCTTTGTACACTGTTCTGCTGCCTGCTCCCCAAGCTCCCATGAATAATCAAGAGCCTCCTGACCAGTGCGCCCACCAACATCAAACTCCACCATCACCGAGTCCGTATTCTTGACGATCATCTGCCCCACACCCGCTTGAAAAGTTCCAGCCTCAGTCTCTAGATCATATACATATCCATCCCATGATTCGTGGAGGATAAACACTTTTTTTATAGATGTAGGATCTTTGCGGAACGACGACTCTGTCCAAGTAAGTCGGAAAATATTTGTCTTGTCGCTTCGAATATTTAGTGATACCTTGAAATTCATCGATGTTAGAAGAAGATAATACCATTGAGCAGTCACTTGGTTTTTTGTATCTATTCTATGACATCCGCCGGTTTCATTATCTCGACGACATCCATCGGAAGCCCATAACCCATTCAGAAACGCTTGTTTAGCATCATAGTTGGAAAAGACAAATTCTGGAATTTTCTTCGCCTGCCCGTCATAGCACCACTCTCTCCACTCCGAGACGAGTTTTACTACATCCCCCCTCGGACCAAGTTTGTATACACCAGAACTATTAAGAGTGTCCATTATGACAAACCCGTAATCTGGATACATAGTCTCAAGAATGTTTTTACATTTGTCAAGTAATTCGAGATTCTGATTATTAATACACCATGTTGACTTTCGACCGGAAGGGCAGTGATATGAACCACACGACCCGTCGCCAACAAACATCCCTATAACAAAAAGGGCATCAAGACTTTTCGTATTTTCCATATCGGTCGATGGCGGAAATGAGTGAAGCAGTTTCTGACCAACCATGACATCTTTGGGCTTCAGAAGTTCTACCCCCGGGCCCAGAAGAGAATGATCTTCAGTCACGTCAACGAGCCCAGTATGAGTCAAGATGCGATAGATTTTCTTGGCACATTTATGTCGAATGACGCGCGTGATGGGCTGCCATCCTTTGTGAGTCCATGCTTCGCATCCAACAACCTCTGAAGACTCTTTCTTAGTCCCCTCTTTGAGAAACCCGGGGTACATATCCCACTTGGTCGCCAGATTTTCTATTTTCACTGGACCAAAAACCCCATTCATTTTCACGAGGACAGGAGTCTCGGGCATAACAGAATCTCCATACCTAACTTTTGCACCCGGAAAGTTAGCCTCGACATAATTCTTCGTCTCCTCAATCATCTGCCGTCCTCGCATAGTAACAGTCGCTGCGATTGCGACCAAGGGCAGCATTCCCTTTGAGGCTCCCGTAAACCCATATACTGAATTCATCGAAATCTTGTAGGCGAGCTGCTGGCCGTTGTAGACCGCAGAAATCGGCGTCCCCTTGGTCAGGGCCATATTCTTTTTCGCCTTTTTGCGAAACTCTTTCAACTCAGTCAAGATGGCTGGTAGCAGAGATGGGACAGACTGCGCGAACCGAAACTGTCCAAACTGCTCGTACTCGACGCCCGGCAAGTTGTCATATTTTGGATCCATAACTAGAGTAGAGTAGCACAAATTGTGCGCGCACATAATGCTCGGATACAGAGCTTCAAAGTCAAGAGCAGTAATAGGTCCATAGTAAGCCCCGGTCTGCGCCTCGAGTACAGTGGCCCCTTGATATTCACTCGACTCTGGGTTTACTTGAATAGTCGGAATCATAAACTCAAGCTCCCGTGCTTTACGCGCCATCTGACTAAACACCTTGATCTGTTGGCCCCGCTCAGACAAAAAGGAGAGTGGAACCCACGTCGCCTTGGCCATCTCAATCAGATTTTCAATTGTACATAGTTTCTTCATCAGCTTCAAGGGAAGCTCCGTATCCTTTAGACAGTAAGCTGCAACCTCACCGAGCTTGTCCGGATCACCGATCCGATACCGACTAAATATTTCACTCACGGGCATATCATTCTTCTGATCTTTGAGAAAGTGCAAGGATACGTTATTGAGAGAATAAGACTCCAACTTGTGCTCGCGCTTAATATCTTGGAAAAGATCAAATGTGTATCGTCCGACCATAGGAACCATCTTGAGGTTGTTTGTTCCGAGAGCGTTCGACGCAAGTTTCTTTTCGACAAGTGTAACACTGTGATCCTTGAGGCGGGTCCACATACAAGCAGCAACAGGCACATCGGAGAGGACCATGATTCTCTTCATAATAAAATCGAGATCAAATCCAAAAATATTATAACCAGTAATGATATCTGGGTCAACTCGAACGAGATACTTGGCAAAAGCCTCCAAAAGTTCCTGCTCAGTCTGGAACCACTCACAGTCGTCAGATCTTGTCTCCTTGAGGCAGAGGCACTTGCGGTCAACCAGGCCTGGTCGACCATAAGTTTCAGTGGTAAGGCCAATTTGAAATACGACATTTTCCTTATGAGTCGGGTCTGGAAATCCACCATTGTAAGAGTAAGCTTCGATATCAAAGGAGCAAATACGAAGTGGTGCAATGTCATCCCGGTCCACCGGAGAAAGACTACGCCAGTCCTTGCAAAATAAGTCAATGTTACAGGTTGACACAAAGTTTCTTTCGCAATAACTGCCAGTGTCCAGCCAACCAGTAGATTTAATGCCCGTTCGGTGCATGAAGCGCAAAACTGGGTCAATGTTGGCCTCGTACTTGTTTTTGGTGATTCGTCTTGCGTGATTCCGAAGATCTTCAAGAGTTTTGAACTCGAGTTTGAAGAATATCTGCTTTTCGTTATTTGTGAATCCCCAGAGATCTTTTGCGCGAACAGGGACAATTGACAAGGCTTTCTCCGCAATCGGAGGCTTTGATGTTTTGATGAAATAATACGGGTGAAATTCGGTCGAAAGACAGACAGACTTGCCATCTTCTGTTCGACCGAAAATCCGGATTGTGTAGGACCCAGAAGAGTCCTTACCATCCCAAGCTACTGCCTGGAATAGCACCATATATTTATAGAGTTTTTAGTCTTTAGACTGGAGCGGCTCGAAGAGCGGCTCCTTCGGAACCGCCTTTGTTTTAGACGTCACCGGTTGAACCAAAGCCGGCGGCTCCCCGATTGGTGTCGGGGATGTAGGGCACTTCGACCACTTCGGCAGATGTGTAATTCTCGAGGATGAGCTGTGCGATACGGTATCCGGGGCGGATCATAAAAGCGCGGCGCAGGTCTGTATTGACCAGGACCACCTTTAGCTCGCCGGTATAATCTGGGTCAACAACTCCCGCGAGTACATCTACACCGTGCTTGACGGCTAGACCACTGCGAGGAGCAATGCGACCATAGGTGCCACTGGGTAGCTCAACTGATACTCCGGTCGTAACGACGACACGGTGTCCTGGCATAATGATGAAACCATCAGTTGAATACAGATCATACCCAGCAGAGCCAGGAGTGCCGCGTGTAGGTAGTACAGCATTTGGAACGAGACGCTTGACGTTCAGAGAGGCCATTGTATGATTATAATGTTGGTAATCTTTAAGTTAGGATGGAGACGGGTATCATAGTCGCCTTGACAATTTTAGGGTCCGGGATTTGTATAGTAATTGCACCACTTTTACCTGTAATTTTTAAGAAACGCGAGACGAGTTCGGATACTGAATGTCGAAAATAATATACAAGTGCGCGTCAGGAGTTAGTCCCTTACCCTTGATTTCATACCTGAGACGAGGATCGATAATACCAAAATAAGATGTGTCAATATTCATTTCCCCTGAAAAATGAGGAATCTTTACGTTTGTTCCTTTGACAGACTCTTCAAACGAAATCTTTGTCGTAAAAATCAAGTGATTCCCCTCCCTTTGAAATACCGAATGGTGTTTCACGCGGATAAGTACAACCAAGTTTCCGGCAATATCACCCTGCTTATGAGGCTGTCCACCCTTTCCGTTGATTACAACACTCTCACCACTCTGCACCCCCTTTGCAATAGTAAACTGAATAATTTCATTCTGCTCGATATTCTTGGTATAGTTACACGCCGGACACCCCTTTGAAACAACCCCACCTTCACACCCAGCTTGACAAGGTCTCTGCATCCCGAAAGGACCCATCTGGACAACCGTAAAGCCCTGCCCTTGACAAGTTGTACACTTTTGCTGACAGGAATAACATGGATGATCGAGGTTAATTTTGAGACGCTTGGTTATGCCCTTGTATGCATCCTCCAGACTAATATCAATCACATGCTGAACATCGTTACACCTCCTCGGCCCAGCAGTTGGCTGCTGATTAAACATGTTCCTGAACAAGTCACCCATTCCGGGCATCCCCTGCGGCTGCGGGCCTTCCGCATTCCCAAAATTATCATAGTTTGACCTTTTATTATCATCCGAAAGAATTTCATATGCATCAGATATCTTCTTAAACTTTTCTGAATTTCCTCCTTTGTCCGGGTGATTTTTTAATGCAGCTTTCTTATATGCTTTCTTAATTTCATCATGCGTTGAATTCTTTGATATTTCAAGTACTTCATAAGGATCAGACATAACTATAATACGTGATTAGTCTTTATATTTCCATAAAAATCCACCAGCCGTCTTTAGTCTTCCTCCAAGACAAGAGGATATACAGGCTTCAGATCTTCCGATTGATTCAGAAGCTTCTTTTATAGAATCAAATGATTCTAAAAATTCACCATCAAGAGAAAAAGCATCAACTTTTTTTGCAGAAGGAGCAAGTCCTCCAGTTTTTCCATTCATATGATTATTCTTACTAAGTAAATCAAGTACTTCTGCTGTATGTTTTTTACCATACATTGGATTATTCTCACCTCTTGTAGCTATACTTATTTTATGTTTAGTTTCTTCCGAGTGTTTTTGATTCCACAAAGAATGCGTTGGCCCCCAGCGCTCCCGCTGTTTTTCTCTAGTTAATGGATGTACATCATGACACCTGCCACCATCCTGTAGATTATAACCATTTGGTGCAATAGTATTCCTTTCTTGTATTTCTTTCTGTTCATTTTTGTTCAGATCTTCATTAGGAACTTCATATAATGTTTTAAATTCAAAATTTGTAATTCCGTACTTTTCAAAAGCTTTTTTAAGTATACCCCTTGAATCATTCCGATGTTGATTCCATCTGCGATTAGGATTCTTTTGTCGAGTTTGTCCTATATAGCATTTATTATTCAATTTATTAGTTATAATATAAATCCAGCCCATATTATCTTCTGAGCTTTTTATTCTTGTCGGGATGATGCTTAACAGCGAGTTTCCGGTAGGCTTTTTTAATGTCTTCCGGAGACGCCTGTTTATCTACTCCTAGGACCGCATAAGGGTCCATTACTTATTAAAAGCTTGTTGGTTTTAAATATAATAACGAATACGCGTTGTAAATGGAATTCCGTTAAAGTTGGTTGATGCTGCGGTTGTATATGCGCCCATACGCTCAAACACTGTCCAGTCATTCACCTCTAGATCTGGGAGCTGCACAGATGATATAATCTCGTCAAGGCCATCACAAGTTGCGCCAAATACACGACAGGTCTTGAGAGGCCCCGTGACGAGTGTTTTAATTTCTGGTTTCGCGTGATCATATAGGATACAGTTGAATGATCCGTAGAGTGAGTCGGATATATAGTACTGAGTCTCATCCTTGAGCACCTTTTTCCCGATGATTGGGGAAACGAGTGTGCCCACGTGCTCTGCAAAGTACCGCCCGGGCTCTGCTATGATTGTTAGCCCCTCGAGCCCCTCGATCGCCTCTTGTATCTCCTTGATGGGTAGTTCACCATATGAAAACCCACCCCCAATGTCCAATATTTTTAGGTTTTTATGCTTCATTAGGCTCAGAGCCTCTATAATCGCTCGCTTATACGCGCTCGGGTCGCGGGCACCGGAACCAACGTGGAATGACACCCCAATGAGTTGGTCCCCCGCCTTTTGAATTATTTCAGCACAGTCGTCAAGTTGAGCTCCATACTTATTCGACAGTACACACTTTGCAGTTGGATCACTCGCCTTTATTCGGAGTATAAGCTCCATTTCGGGGCAGTGTCGCTGAATCTTATCCAGCT